ATTTTACCAGAGGATACTGTAGAATCATTAACGAAAGCAATACAAAGAAAAGAGTATGCACTTTTACCACTGGCAATAGAAAATGTTAAGTACCAATTACAGAAATAGAATCGTAGACATTTGTTGTCGCATGATATCAACCGATGGAGAGGTTGAATTAGATGAAAGAATTTGGATGAATAAACTTTGCGAACACAATAATCAAGCAAAGGATTTAGTATCAGCAATGTTGTGTCCCAATACAGTTGGTGATGATGTTAACTATTATGAATAAACTGTATCGTAAGTTACAAAACTACTTGCATATATAGTATACCTGTGTTAATATTAACACAATCGTTCAACCTCATAGGAGGTCGCAAGTAAGCCGACACGGAACGGGTTCGTTCATCCCTTCGGGGACGCAAATGCCGACTGAAGGAACGGGGCAAAAATCCCTACTACTTTGGAGAAAACCGATGGCACAAGTCACATACCGTGGAGTCAAGTATGACACCACAGAGCGTAAGCAGGCTCAAACTCACAAGGTTCAAGAAACCTATCGTGGAGTGAAGTTCAATAAGGAACTAGTCACTGCTTAGTCACTTACTTATAAGAAGAATCAAGCAGGGGTTTACACTCCTGCTTTTTTAATATATAATCTTAAATGGAGATTATCTATGGCACTTCACATGAGAGAGCAATTAATTAGAGCAGTATTAGCTCATGCACATGGAGAGATTGAAAAACATAAAGCAAATGTTAATGTTTATCTTGAACATCCAGCAGGTATAGGAGAGCATTCAGATATTACCGAAGCAATTCAATGCGAGATAGATAAGATCGCAAGATATCATGATCAAGTAGAAGTTATAGAGAGATATTTTGCTTCCAAGAAGTAATGGATAGAGAAAGATTGAAGCTTATTGTTAGAAACCTTAAGCAACTAGTTGATGCATTAGAATCAGAAGTCCATTCGGATGTTGATGCATATAAGTTTGAGAATTATACTCAATTAAATCCCACTGATTACGATGAGGTCTTTGATGACGACGATGGATACCCCGATTAAATTAGTAAGTGTAACACCAGATGCTGAAAAGCTTATGGCATATGTTGCTCGTGTTAGTAACCCTAGCAATCAAGGTAATGATAAGTTTGCTGGTCTTCTTAAGTATTGCATCCAGCACGGTCACTGGAGTGTCTTTGAGCAAGCATTCATGACGGTAGAGATTAATACTACTAGAGGACTTGCAGCACAGATACTACGGCACAGATCATTTACTTTCCAAGAGTTTAGTCAGAGATATGCTGATACTAATCTTCTTGATAGTGTGATTCCTGTTCCTGATCTTCGCAGTCAGGACTTAAAGAATCGTCAGAATAGTAATGATGATATACCACAAGAGAAGAAAGAAGAATACCAAGCACTTATTGCTAGGCATTTTTCTGAAGCAATGGATTTATACAATGCGTTGTTACAAGAAGGAGTTGCAAAGGAGTGTGCGAGATTTGTTCTCCCACTAGCAACACCTACAAGAATCTATATGACTGGTTCTGTAAGATCATGGGTGCATTATATTAACCTACGTTCTGCACATGGAACCCAGAAAGAACATATGGATGTGGTAGCAGAAATTCGTAAGATTTTTGCTAAACAATTTCCTACTGTTGCAGAGGCTCTTGATTGGTAGATGAAGTATGCTTCTACTCATGGTAAAACAATTTTAACTGATTCTGAACTTGATATAGTTGAGGATGCAGTTAATGATTCTAGTTTGCTATGGGATTATAGTAGAGTTAATGATGATGTATCCTCAAGACATTTGGATACTGATTTAAGATCATCACAAGTATCATGGATATATGATTCTCCATTAAGTAAACTTCTTTATGGTTTAATGTCAGATTATAATAGGTCTGAATGGAATCTACGTATCACTGATATGGAACCAATTCAATATGCAATTTATTCTGAAGGTGATTACTTTGATTGGCATAAGGATCAACAATCTGAAATTACTAATGGTAAGATTAGAAAGATTAGTATGACTCTTATGCTAAGTAATCCTTCTGAATATGAAGGTGGAGAATTAGATTTGGAGTTTGGAAAACCAAATGACAGACCTAGATATGATTCTTTTAAATTGCCTTTAGGTGGATTGATATTTTTTCAATCTGATGTATGGCATAGAGTCCGTCCTGTTAAAGCAGGTGTAAGAAAATCATTAGTCGCATGGTTTTCTGGTCCTCCTTACATATAAATAACTATCCCTTGTAAACTTTTATGGCTACCTATCCTGTTATTAATAAAGAAACTGGTGAACAAAAAGAAGTCGCAATGAGTGTCACAAAGTGGACTCAGTGGTGTGAGGATAATCCAAATTGGATTAGAGATTGGTCAGACCCATCTACTATGCCTGGCACTGGAGAAGTGGGTGAGTGGAGAGATAAACTGGTAAATAAGAATCCTGGATGGGGTGAAATCCTCAATAAAGCTGATAAATCTGGAGGTATCTCTGGTCGTTTAGCTAAAAAGGGATCTTATGAATCTCAAACTCAATCCGCTTTTGATGTAGACTAACATGCCACGTAAAAAGAAATCAGATCAACCTATTGGTGTAGGTTTAACGGCCAAGCAGATGAAGAGAAAGAAACCAATTAATACTGACATGATGAGAGAGATTGAACCTCTCACACAAAATCAGAAAACTTTATTTGAATCTTATAGTAACAATAAGAATCTTGTTGCATATGGTTGTGCAGGTACAGGTAAAACATTTATTACCCTTTACAATGCACTTCAAGATGTTTTAGATCCTACTAGTCCTTATGAAAAGATATACATTGTAAGGTCGTTAGTTGCTACTAGGGAGATTGGATTCTTGCCTGGTGATCATGAGGATAAGTCATCTCTTTATCAGATTCCATACAAACATATGGTTAAATATATGTTTGAGTTGCATACAGAAGCAGATTTCCAAATGCTTTATGGTAATCTTAAAACTCAAGGGACTATTGATTTTTGGAGCACCTCATTCATTAGAGGAACCACTCTTGATAAAGCAATTGTTATAGTAGATGAATTCCAGAACTTGAATTATCATGAACTTGATAGTATAATGACAAGGGTAGGAGAGAGTTCCAAGATCATGTTCTGTGGTGATGCAACTCAAACTGACCTTCTTAAACAGAATGAACGTAATGGTATCCATGATTTCATGAGAGTCCTTCGTATCATGCCTTCTGTTGACATAGTAGAATTCGGGGTTGAGGACATTGTTCGCTCTGGATTAGTTAAAGAATACATTCTTGCTAAAATGGAACTTAATTTATGACCTTTACTCATTGTAATTTTCTTGGTGATCTTGAATTAGAAAAGAAAGAAACTCCTGGATGCCGACTGTATCATCTTCCTGATGGTCAGTGGGTTCCTTCTATTACTTCGGTAACTTCATTTTATAATCGTCAGATCTTTATTAACTGGCGTAAGAGAGTTGGTATAGAAGAAGCAAATAGAATTACAAAGAAGGCAACTGCTCGTGGGACTGACTTCCATGAAGTAGCACAGGCATATCTAGAGAACAAAGAACTTAACTGGGATGATTATAGACCAGCAAGTAAGTTTATGTTCCATCATGCAGCACCATATCTGGACAAGATAAATAATATACACGCTATAGAAAGAACCCTTTACTCTGAGTACCTTGGTCTTGCTGGTAGAGTTGATTGTATAGCAGAGTATGAAGGTGAGTTAGCTGTCATAGATTTTAAGACATCTGAAAAGATTAAACCTGAGAAGTGGTTGGAAAACTATTTCGTTCAGGAAACATTTTATGCAGCAGCTTACTACGAACTAACAGGTATCCCTGTCAAGAAACTTATCACCCTTATGGTAACTCCTGCTGGTGAAGTAAAAGTATTTGACAAAAGGAACAAAGGGGATTATATTAAACTTCTAGTTCGTTATATTAAAGAATTTGTATCTAACAATACTGGGACAGATGATGCCAAAGAATGAATTAGAAAAAGTTTTAGAAACTAAATTTTTCTGTCCCGCAAGGTTTGCACAGGAGATCGAAAGTCTTGTGCAAGTTAATAAGGATATGAATTACATTGATGCGATTGTTTATTTTTGTGATAACAATAATATTGATGTTGAATCAGTTCCTAAATTAATATCTAAACCACTAAAAGAAAAAATTAAGTACG